TTAAAAGCAAAAACAACTTGATTATCATTCCTGATATTAATCTCTAAACATTTCCCAATTGATTCTACCTATGTTTTCCCTTGGATTTGCTGCCAGGTCTAAACCACTTATCTCAAATTCTTCCATGATTTCATTATCAATATCAAATAAATTATCTACCTCTAATGCAAAACCCATTGATATATTCGACATCGTTTGTACTATAGGTAAGCTACAAATTATAGATTTAACTATCAGATATAATTTGTTATATTTATTCCTTAATTGTTGTGGCATACATCTAATTTGTGTTTCTGCGAATCTTAATCTCATCTTTTTGACCTGCTTTGTGATCCCAATCTCATTCCTTACCAATGAACTCCAATAATTGGGGAATAATGTGTCAAATTGTGATAAAAATTCAGGATCATTTACTAAATCTAAAGGTTCAGCAAACTTATAATAAGAAACTTCCTGTTCTAATTGTATTTTAGCTCCTTTAGACTCTCCCCAATTTATTATCTCATCTAAGCCCCCTTGTTCTAACCTTTTTAGTATATTTGACATGTCCGCCAGAGTTTGTTCCATATTCCCAATATTTTCTTTAGTTTCATCTGGATCCTCTAGCTTGCTTTCATCATCAGGATCTAATTTGGGATTTCTCTTTTTCCTTTTTAACTGTGCTCTTTTTTTCATTTTTTTGAACATTTTTTTATTTTGTTGTTCATTAGCAGTTAATGTTCTTCTTTTTTCTTGGATCTCTAAGTGTTGGTATAATTTAGTGACAATACTCTCAAATTCAGTGTGCAATTCCCAGTACTTATCATTTACAGGAAGATTTTCAGAAATAGTTTTTAAAGTTTTACTTTTCAAATTTATTTCTTGTTTTAGGGTATCTACGTTTTTAATTGCACCAAAATAGCTATCTAAATCCATTAATTTCCCTGATATCTCATGATTGCTAATTGCATCTCTCTTGGAATACTTTTTCCCTTCCAGTATTATTTCATCACTTTTGTAAATTGAGTCAGAACCAAAAGAAGTTGATTTATTCCATTCTATTCTATCATAACCTTCAATGTTGTCTCTCATAGTCCTTTTCCCAACATAAATAATAAATACACTACAGGTATCAAAATATCTATAAGGGCTTATCAGTGACTGCTTTTTTTTAAAAATTGCTATCTTGCCTACTATATTATTGATATTATTAGAGAAAAAATTACATCCAATGAACATATTCCAAGCTCCACCTCTTACGCCGTTTATGTTGAACTTGTTTGCATAGTTAATTGTGCAGTAAGCATACTCAGGTATTTTCCTCTTTTTATCAATTTTCCCGTCTCTCTTACCATCTTTTCCAAATATGTAAGAATAATCATAATCCTCTTCAGTTCTGGCTGATATGGGGAAAAATTCTTCATCTATAAAACCAGCATGTTCTTCACTTTTTTCTAGTATGAAATCTTGCTTCTTCCCAAATTTATTCTGTCTACTACTTACTATGATTTTGATTTTAGGTTCAACAGGATTTTGAGTCATTTTTATAGCAAATTTTCTAAATGGACCCATGTTATGGGCTAGAACTCCACCTTCACCATACAATTCTTTAGAAGAAAATTTAGCAAGTGGAACTCTTAATTTTGCTATCTCAGGTTTACTCATCAGCTTCCTCTCAGCAAATGTTACAGTCTTTCGACTATTAGGGAAATAAACACAATCTAATATGTCAATCAACCATTCTTTAAATTTTTCCCAAGGTACTAAGAATTCTACAGACCTAAACAATGAATCATTGATACTGACATGATTCAAAGCTTGTGATAACCCCGTTTCCCATAACTCTTCAACTATTGACATAAGATTATATTGTAAATGATTCTCCCATGATAAAGTAACTAAGGAACTGATTCCTGACATTATAATTCTAGTGGCTAAGATTCTAAAAATCTGGCTTGGTTCATAACTTAGTCCAGAATTCAACTCCAAATTCCTTTTTAATGAATATAACTTGGCTGAATAAAGATTATGATTTTCAATAGATTTTGCAATTAGATCTAAAATCTGCACAGACATGCCAACTGCTTGATGAGACATAGTTTTGCAACATTGATAAATCCGATCACTACGTTGAATAAGTACAATTCCTTGATATTGTGAATGAGTATTCAAATTTGGGAACATGTTTAGAAGATAACTCTCACGATCTTCATTCTGCATTGATAATACTTTGTATAATAAGCTATCAAAATCATCTGCTCTCATGTCAGTTTTGCCCAACTTTATCAATAGATTGTACACTTTCTTAGGTAAAGGAGGAACATCTTTCTTTGAAAGAAAATCAGTCAAAGTTTCGATGCTTGGCAATCCAAAACTAGGGTTGTTTTGTTTCCATTGGAATAATGAATTAATAAAAAAATCATCATCTGATGTATCTGAATTTTTGATCAACTCATGATTAGGTTGATACTCATAAAAAATGTGGTATAATAAACTACTACCTATGTTGTCAATCAAATTCTCTTTGTCCAATTTTATGATACCAAAAATCTGGATTGACAATTCATGTGAAAATTTGATTATCTTCTCATTTTTAATCTGAGATCTCATTTTATCTATACACAAAAATTTCTTTATATCAATATATATGGGGACATCACTGGGTAGGAAGTAATAAACCTTATAATCAATGTAATCTCCGTCTGTATAAACAAATGTTTTCCCTGATTTTTTTAGTGAAAGAGTTTTGTAAGCCATACTAGGCAATAGATTGAAACCTCTATTACTTATAGGAATTATTTCATCAAAAGATTTAGCTCTTCCAATACCATAATTTGAGCCTCTATTAGAAAACCCTATATACAATTGAGATGGATCAGCAAATTCTGAATCAATCATTTCAACATGTAATCCAGACAAATTCAAAAAAGTGTGAAGATACCAAGAACTAGGTAGTGAAAAATCACCTTGAAAATCACCCTCATAATTTAATTCTGTAAGAATGCCATTGGTAATTTTCACATTAAGGATGGTCTCAGGCAAATTGATTGTACATTCTCCTGAACCAAACCATCTGTTAGAAATCTTAATCTGCTCTGTAGTCCAATAACACCAATAATAAACATCTTGTAAAATAACTTCTTTTTCCATTAATCTTTCCTGATGTGAAATCACAGATTTCCATTCTGTCGGCAATAACAATGAACACTGATTTAATTTTTCAATTGGATTAATATTAAATATGTCCAGATCCAGAACATCATATTTTTTAAGGAATTCAATAGACCAGAACACTTTCAAATAATTAGTTACTGTTTCTGGCATTTGACCGAGTAAGATCTTTCTTTGCCAATCAATATATTGTGCTGCTGTATTCCTCAAAACTAATTTTTTATATTTCATACTATTGTTTGCTATCATATCAATAGTCTCTCCAAAACTATCAACGTTCCTTTCATGTCCTGGCATTGGTGATATTATCCTATATACATTCATTTCATTCTTAATGTATTTTCTAACAATTTGATATAATTGTGCAGGACTGTAAAGATCGCAATTCACATTTAATATTTGCAAATGTTTCTTTATTTTCTCAACTTCTCTAATAGGATTTCCAATTATACCCAACAATTTGAAACCTAAAGGTTCTTTTACATATGATACAAATTGATCAGCTGTCAACCTAATGTTTCCCAAAGTTGACAGGCCTCTTTTGAAAATAATTGGTTTGTCTTTGAAATTTGAGACTTCTGTGCTGATAATCTTGGTTGTTTCTAGTGATTTATAAAATGAGAAAAGATCTGAACACATTTTGTTAATAAAAGTATCAACAGCAAGTGTCTGAGAAGAATCGCTTAAGTCATCTATATTATTAATCACATATAATATCCTGGACACAGGTATCAGTTCACCTTCTTTTGTTTTAAGATTTCTATAGTTTGATGAACCAAAAATTCTTGAATATCTTCTCGCAACTGGTTCATCAATGAGAGATGAGTGGAATTTTGGATCCTTTAGTTTATTGTAGTACCATACTAGATTAAGTGTACTATTTCCTAATTTACAGTTTTCGATAGTCCATGGGCAATCAGCTGATAATAATTCATTAAATTTATCTAAATAAGAAAACTTTTTTAGAATATCATTTGACCTTTTAGCTCCCATATCCCACTTCAAACTGAATTCTGAATTTTCACTATCAATTATTTTTAAACTATCTAAGAGATTGTAAGTCTTCCAGAAATTTTCATTGTCATAATAAAAAAATCTGCCAATATCAGCAAAACCTCCAGAATATAACAGTTCAACAGGATGACTGTCTATACCTCCCAAAAAGTTATATGGTATGTCAGGGTTATGCATTATGTTATAAATATTTTGGATAAATTTTTCAGTCAATTTTGTAATCAGATAGCATTCCTCAAATGTACCTCCTTGTGATAACATTTCAATACTTTGTGTGACAGCAAAACTTATGTCTGATGAGTATCCAGAGTCAGAAGGTTTGAAAGGAATAGTGGAAGAGAATTTAGGGAGCACAGGAAGGAGTCTATCAAACAGGTAAAGTGTTGATAGAAACTCTAAGTATATATTATCGTTGATTTGACTCTTTTTAACTGATAACATATGATTTGCACATTTTAGGTGCCAATCATATAAAATAAATGTTAGTCGAGCACTATTTTCATTTTCATGATAAGAACTAACAACTGAATCATCTGAATGACATTTAGGATCTAATATAACTAAGCCATTACCTTTACTAAGATTTATATTTCTAATTACCTCAGAAGCAACTAGTTGATTGGCAGCGTGCATTAAAGTAGATAGATAATTGAAGATACCCATAACAAAGGAAAATTTGACAGTCATTTCATATCCATCAACAAAACGATCTATTTTCTTCATCAAACCTTTGTAAGGGACAAATCTAGCATTATTTTTCATTTTCGATAACACATGTTCTCGTGTAATAAATTTCTTTTTGAACATCAACTCTGCAAAATCAGTAAAATCAGAAATGAAATCGCCTGGTAATAATCCCCCCATACCCCGAATGAAGTGGATATACTTTTGGAAAACACTATGTGGGGCCCATCGACGACAATCCAAAACCCATCTATAAATCTTGTTGACCCATGGCCCAGGACCTCTCTCATAAAAATCTGAATGGATGATAGCGTGTCTCTTATTACTAGGGATTGATATAAATTCATTTGGCAACATTTTACAAATCTTCTTGAAAAATTGTTCAATTGGATTTTGCTTTGCCTTTGTATTTATGTCCATACAAAAAATCTCCCGACCACCACCTCGTTGAATCTTATGAACAACATGGAATAATAATTCCTTTAGCTCTAGATCGTTGATCTTTTCATTATTAATAAGATTTCCTGATTCAACTAAATCTGCATTAAGATAACTATTTAGTCTATCAGTGATTATCTTATCTCCTAATAAGTCATGGACTTTTTCATACACTATTTCATAGCCTTTTTTATTAAAAAAGTTCTCTTTATTCCAACCACGCAAACCATTTGAATTAGCAATCTTATCCAAATCTTGATTTTTCAAATTCTGCCATGTGTTTGACAATTCAACTGTATCAGTCAAGTTACTCAAATAGCCTGAAACATGATGTCCTAAGAATTGACAATAAATAGGATCATATTTGAAATCATCATCATAAGCAGTTTCATCAAAATTCAAAACATCAATCCTATGACTCACATCATCCATACCATTTACCTTAGGATGTAACTTTTCATAATCAATAGAATCTTGTAAGATTTCCCAAAGATTACTTGCCTGTTCAATACTGCTATTAACAGGAGCCTTAGTCATCATGTAGGTGATGTATATGAAGTTGGTCAGATGATCAGTACCCAAAATAGGTTCATCTAACCATAAATCCTTCAAATTACTGTCTAAAATTAAGGAATCCACATCTTGTCTTGCAACCGACCTCACTTTAGTCAATTTTGAGGCAAAATTTACATAATTCTTGCTAAGTTTAAATCTTAACCAACCGTCGAGGTAGGTCTGATTAAAATTGGCGAAGCTCTCTATTATACCTCCTATATTTGCATGATCACCTAGAGGGTTGACAATGAGATATCTAGAATTATGCATAAATTGCTCAGTCTTTCTCCTGTTATGTAATGACAATAAATAAGGAAGAATAAGCATTTTAGGGATGGGAGCTGACATATTTGGATCAGATCTCGTGTAAGAAGAAAACAGATTCATAAAAGTTCTTTGTGGTAAGGACATCATATCAAACAGAACGTCCTGCCTCAATTGACTCCAGGGTGTGGATACTAACTTACCATTGTTTGTTTTAAACACTTCAAAGAATTGATTTTGATCATAACCACAAAACAAAGAATCATTGTTATCACACCTGAACATCACTTTGAACAATTTTGAAGTTTGATGCTTGTATATCTTAGATCCTCCCCTTACTAGAACAACTATATCACTGTATCCTAGATTGTCATATTTAACATAATCTTTGTTATAAGTCTTCACTGATTCATTGAATAATAATTTACCCAAGCTAGCTACAAAATGACATTGTTGTTCTATAAGAGTTCCTTGGAAGAATTTATTATAAAAATCCTTATACCTACTGTTATGTAGATTTTTCAATTCAGTAAGAAATTCAGGACCTTTTGATTGTGGATTATTGAACAAGGATTCATAATTGTTAGTATGAAACTTGTTAATGGTTAATCTCTCCAGAAGAGTATGTAAAAATTGGTCAAAATTATCCCAGGTATTATTATCTAAATTCCCGACACCTCTGAATAATGAACCATTCTTTTTAAAATGTTTCATCTCATTTTCATATGATTTCCTAATAGTGCTCCTTTTACCACAGCTCAATCTAAGCATTCTCTCATGTAGTACACCTTTAGTACTGCCCATCAGGGAACGATATTTTATTTGTGCTTTAAACATATTATCTCTAACTGTTTTTAATTGAATCTTCTCCTGGTCTGTCAAATATTTATAAGGTTTCACTATATTCAAATCTCTACGCCTTATATAATAAATTCTATTGGCGTAAGAGACTGTCTTCAAGGCTTGACTAATTTCTTCTGTCAATTCCATCTTTTTAACAGTACAAAATCTACCATTCTTTATCATGTTTAACAATTTTTTAGTATAAATTCCCTTACCTAAACTTAGATAAGTGTTGCATAAATCAGTAGGCACAGAATTCATTTTGACAAAGTGTAAAGGGATAGTTACTAAAGGGAACATGAAAGTTGGTTTTGGTGAGAATTGAAAATTTATTGCATTATGTGTCACCATTTTGTCATCAAATAATTGCATTGCCTCATCCAATTTAGGTATGGAAAAAGTACAATTGGCAAGAATTTTTTCACTTTTTGATGATAACAGTGGTTTCACATCAATATTACACAACTTATCAAAATAATCAGGGGGAAAATTGACTCTTATTAGTGATTTGTAAGAGATTAAAAGACTTTCATCAAAGGATTTCATACTATACCATTCATCCTCATAAGACGGTATTGTGTTTGTGTAAAAAGATTCGTTCAATGGTTGATAAACCCAATTTTTGTTAAATTGCTGGTATAATTTACCTTTTATAGTAACTGGTACTGTTCCTTTTATTTTATCAAATCCAACTCTATTTCCATTTTCCATTAGTATGATTGTGTTTAACATATTTGACAATGATTTAGAATCTAACAACTTTAAAATATCAGGGATAGTGAGTTTGCCTTGACGATCACGTCTGAGGTTCAACTTAAAATTTTCGATATTTAATATCAGAGAGAAACTGCTTTCTGAATCCAAGTAATTTGCAACCATAGGTTTCAAATCTTCAAATGATCTACAGAGTGTAGAGCAAACTTCCATTTTCAACATAAGAACTTTAGGTAGATCAGGGCGATCATATTGTTTAAAACCTTGTAATTCTTTAATGTTTCGGGCTGATAAAGCATGGAAAGAGAGGGTGTTATTTTTACTTATAACAAATTTACTGGTATTAGATATATTGAAAAATTGTTCAAAAAATTTAGAATATTTTAGTTTGTTATCATTATTTAAAGATAATATTTCACAGATTTCACCAATATTAAACTGGTCTAACACTGCAGGTACAATTTTTACTTTGACATTCCAAAAACCTCCTATTTCTATCAACTTTGCTTCATTTGAATATTTCAATTCATAATTACCACCGCCTTTGTAATAATCTATGGTATCATATCTATTGCCTACAGTAAACTCATAAATAGTTAATTTATTATTGTCCTCAAGAATAAAATCAGGTGTCTTCAAAGAATTCACAAGATACTTAGACAATGGAACATCAGTACCCAATTGAAAAGACTTTTGATTGAGAGATACTTTACAGATAGCTGAGAATACGTTGTGCCTAAATTTATAATAGGATTTCATGAACTCATTAGGGGGGCATTTATCCACACTATTACATTCATCTAGATAATCAATCAAAGAGTTGTGTGCAATAAAAAAAGATTCTAAGACACTAGCGATATTATTGATTAACATAAGGTTAGAATCCATAAAAAAACTAAATAGTTGGCTGCCTGTGGGATTTATTGGTAAGTTGGAAATCTCAGTTGATTCTACAAAATCTGTATTCTCTGATATAGATTCATAATTAGTTTCTACTGGAAATGATATTATATATCCATTATCAACTTCATGTATTATAAGGAAAATGGTAGATTGTAAATAACCATAGAATTGAAAGTCATCACCATTGGTTTTTAATACTGATATAGGGAAATTAGAGCATATATCCGATAAATCCATATTCGATTTATTTGCAAAAGTATAACCAAAAAATGTTATAACATCCTGTAAGTCAGTAAAATCTTTTCTTTCATGAAAAAAAACCACCATTTCATTAGCTGAAATAAGTTTGAGATGCCAATTGGTTTCATCCAATAACTCTAACTCAAGCTCATCATTGTAATTCTCTAAAAAATTGAATCCTTTTGTATAATTATCGGATGTCAGTTTTATAAAGTCATAATTGATTTTTAAATCCAAACTTGGAATATTTAGATATTCAGGAAAAGAAGTCATAGTATTTGCTTTTAATTATAAAAC